TCATAAGGGCCAGACCACACCCGCCGTTTCCTGGCACCGCGTCGGTTATCGACAAGCTGTACCCCGCACATTAGTACTCCCTCTGGATTACTCAATGGGTAGGGTTACAAGCGGACTCGATAACCACAACGTTACAGGCACTGGCTCTAACTACCAATTCAATACCGAATTCTGGACTTTTCTCCCAGAATTCGATATGGTGTTAGCTCAAGTCAGAGGGCGGCTGTCCTCGTCCGTTCAGGACAGGGCAGCTTTGGGTGTTGACGCTGCTGAGTACCAGTCTTCAGTCAGTATGATATCTGGTGCGGCCGATCGAATCGGCCGCATTGCATCCGCTGTCAGAAGGAAGGACTTCGGGGCGTTACTGAAAGCGGCTGATCCGCGTGGTGTCGATAACTTGAAAAAGAATCGTCCTACATGGAAAAAGTCGTTCGCAGATAACTTCCTCGAGGTGCATTTTGGGTGGGTCCCGCTTGCGGGGGACATTCATGATGCCGCTCAGGTGATTAGCAATCCAATTAAAGCGGATTCCGTACGTGACTCTTGCCACATGTCTCATAACTATGAGGCATCTAGTGGCGATGGAAACAACGGAACCCACGAAACTTGGACTTGCACAATCTCCTGTAAAGTGGGAGCCAACGTAGTAGTCGATAATCCTGGACTACACCTTGCCAGTCAGTTGGGGCTTACAAACCCTCTTGCCGTTGCTTGGGAACTTGTTCCCTTCAGCTTCGTCATTGACTGGTTCGCTAACGTTGGGCAATTCGTCGGGCAGCTCGATGAATTCGCAGGGATGCGTCTTGTGAACGCTTACACTACTCTATTCATCCGTGCAGGTGGTAATCAAGCACGCTGGAACCCTTGGTGGGAACCGACGTACGAGAGTATCTCCTGGGAGAATGTTTGTGTAAAAAGGAGTGGCGGTATTCCTACCGTTCCTCTCACTCTCAAGCCGTTTAAGTTGCCGTCAGCGACACGGGCTATTACAGCCGTGTCTCTACTGATCCAGCAACTTTCACGATAATGGGCTGTCTTAGCCCCAATGGTCAGTTCTGACCACCTCCATTTCTGGAAATTACCATGCCGACAATGGCTCCTTTGACCGTCAAGAAGAACGACGGCACAACCGACATCACGTACGACGTGCTCAACGGTTCAGGCGGTGACGCCGCCCCTGCATGCTGGCGCCAGGATACTGGCGCCCCTGTGGGGCTCCCTGTGGGGCTTCGCTCGCAGTTCAAGCTGCTGGGGAAGTGGAACGGTCCGAAGACAGCACGGCAGATGAGGTTTAACTTCGTCATGCCGTACGCCGTCCAGGACACTACCACCTCCCTCTACAGCGCGAACGACCGAGTAGTGCTCGAAGGCGTGATCACGATTCCGCAAGGCCTCCCGGCAGGGACCATCAACGAGGCATGCGCGCAGGCTCTCAACCTGCTCGCTCACTCGTTGGTCAAGTCCTCATGCCAGGTCGGTTACGCACCTAACTAATAGTTAGGACGTAACGGTCATGGTCACACACTCGCTACACAGTTTTGTGCGAGTCATCCTCACCTTTTATGAGGATGTCGACACCCCGATATCGTTGGGACTCTATTTAAGAGTCAAAAACGGTATGTGGGATGAGGCAATCGCAGTAGGCGTTAACCCCGTTTCGTACCTCAATCACTTGTCCTATCTTAGTGACGCGTCTTGCGTCGCTTTCTTGCGAAAGTGCTTAGGCTTACCAGCCGAAGCAGATAGGCGCCTGAATGCCACTGTAAAGTGGTATGAAGGCGAACGTGATTGCTATAAGTCCAACCAGAGACTGGTCAGATATCTTCCAGAATTTCGCAATTCTGAAGACTCCGACCCGCGGTTGTCGAATTTCTTCGACTCCGTGCGAAAAAGGATCTCTGATTGGATTGGACCCGCGCCTCCTTATCTTTTAGATGGGAGATTCGGGCCGGGGACGACATCGACTGACCGTGGAAGCGACGTAACGATCGCACACAAAATCACCAATGTTCCGTCACTGACTCGTGGTTGCCTTCCGGTCTTGCCATATTGGGCAAGGACGGCTTGGGGCAGGAGTATTTCTGCCAACCACGGAGAGATCGAACTAGTAGGGGCTAACCGTTTCACAACGGTGCCCAAAACCGCGATAACTGACCGCTGCATCGCTGCAGAGCCAAGTATCAACGTATTCTACCAGCTCGCCCTTGGGCGGGTCCTCCGTCGTCGTCTGAGACGATCGACCACGTTGGACCTCGACAATGCTGCAACCTGGCACCGCGAAGCGGCCCGGGTTGCATCCATTGACAATAGTTTTTCAACTATTGATCTCTCGAATGCAAGCGACACTGTATCCTCAACTTTAGTCAAGTTGTTGATACCTCCAACCTGGTATGAGTATCTTGACGCTTTTCGAAGCAAAAAGACGCTCATTGACGGTCGGAGCATACTACTGGAGAAGTTCAGCAGTATGGGGAACGGCTTCACCTTCGAACTAGAAACCATCATCTTCCTCTCGCTGGCCTGCGAATCCTTCAAGCAATTGAAGGGTCGTGAACCACTGATCGG